GTATATGAGTGAAGTAATGGGAGTAAGTTATAAAGATGATATTGATAAGGTTCGTGGTAAACGAGGTAGATTAGTTCTTTTTGAAGAATATGGTGCTGCTCCTCAAGCAGATACAGTATTTAATGTAATGCGCTCTTCTATGGAACAGGGTGGTGTTACTTATGGTCTTATCTGGGCATTTGGTACTGGTGGTTCTAATTCTGCTAAATTTGGTGCTATGGAGAAAATGTTTTATGCTCCTGAAGCGTATAATGTTAGAGCTTATAATAATGATTATGATGAAGGTTTAAAAGGAACTACCTGTGCTTATTTTACTCCTGCTTATAGAAATGTAGAGTTTAAAGATCTTAACGGTAACAGTTTAGAAAAAGAAGCTAAACAACACTTTGATAAAGAAAGAGAATCTGCTTCTAAATCACCTGACGGTAATGCATTAATTCAAATTAAATCAGAACATCCATACGTACCACAAGAAGCTATTCTAAAAAATACTCATACTGTTTTACCTGCAAACGAAGCATTAGAATGGTACCATCGTGTAATTAATCTTGGTTTACATAAACTAGGAGTACCAGGAATTATTACAAATGTTAATGGGAAATACGAGTTTAGTTATAGTGATAAAGTAAAACCTATAGATAAGTATCCTCATAATATTAAAGAAAATCTTGATGGTTGTGTTGTTCAATATACTGCTCCTTTTAAAGTAAATGGTAGAGTTCCTGATGATCTTTATATTATTGCACATGATCCATACGCCTTTGATAGTAGTACAGATAGTGAGTCTATTGGTGCTGCTTATGTTTATATGCAACCTAATAAATTAATACCACCTGGAGATAGAATTGTTGCTACTTATTTTGGTAGACCAAAAACAACAGATGATTACAATAAAGTATTATTTGACTTAGCTAGATATTATAATGCTAAAATAGGATTTGAAAATGATCGTGGTGATGTTATTGGATACGCAAAGAGGTTTAAACTATTGGATTGGCTATCTGATGAATTTGAGTTAGCTTTCGATGCTGACATTCCAAGAAGCAAAGTGAGACGTCAGTTTGGTATGCATATTGGTAGTGGTAAAGAAAACCTACGTATGCATAAAGGTAATAAATATCTCAATGACTGGTTAATTACTCCAAGAGGTGCTGATGAAAACGGTAATTCAATTTTAAACATTCATACCATAAGATGTCCATCTACTTTACAAGAAATACATCAATATCGTGTAGAGGGTGGTAACTTTGACCGAATTTCTGCACTCCGTATTTTGGCCTATTATCAGAAAGAACTGGCTTATAAAGATATAAGTCCTAGTTCTCATAATTCACAAGAACCTTCTAACTTCTTTAATAGACGGCATTTTAGATAATTATGATTAGAGTTCATAGTAGACCAAAACAACGTGTACCTAAATCAGAAAAAACAGCTGATTGGTATGAAGAAAATGGTAAGTATTATCGTGATGCTTGTCAACCTGCAATAGATGAAGCAGAAGCATTAAAGAATTACAGATTAGCTAATGGAGAATTAGACGAAAAGGATTATTTATATGTAACTAATCCTATTAACTCTAAACGCTGGGAATTACAAGGCTATCCAGCTAAAATGCGTAATTATGATATTATAAGTCCTAATGTCAACACATTAATGGGTGAAAAATCTAAACGTAGATTTACACCTATTGTTTATGCTAGAAATCATAATTACACTAGCGATCAAGCAAGATATTATAAACAACTAATGACTGAACATCTTCAACAGATGTTTGTAAATAATTCTGTTGCAATGGGTGTTCCATTGGAAGAAGAAGAAATTGTATATAAATTTGATGAAATTGCTAGAAAAGTAAAGAACCTTCCTGATGAAGTAACTAAACAAGGTCAAGCAGCGTTAGAGTTTATAATGGACTATAATGATTTGTTTAGACATTTTAGAAAAGGATTTTATGATTTTATTGTAAATGCAATGACCTATTATTATAATGACGTTATTAATAATAGGACACATTTTGAAATTGTAAGTCCAGTTAATATTAATTATTTATGCAGTCCTCATCATGACTTTATTGAAGACGGTGAATCAGTTAAATGTACTCATAAATTAAGTGTAAGCGAAATTTATGATCGCTTTCAAGGAGTAGAAGGTTTTAATAAACAAGAACTACAAGATTTTCTAGAACGTCAATCTGGAGGACAAAACGTTGGAAGAAGTGATAGTTATTATTATGCTTCTAGTGATGTCTTTGCACAACAGTCTCAATTATACAGAAATGTATTTGGTACTCTTCCGGAAGAACAATATAGTGATGGTATAGAAGTAGATCATATCTTATGGCGTAGTTCTATTAAAGTAGGTAAAATTACAACTACTGATATTTTTGGTAATGTTGATTATATTTACGTAGATGAAACATTTAAAGATAGAGGAGAGTTTGAAATCGAGTGGCGTTGGGTAGATGAAATTTGTGAAGTATATTGTATTGGAGATAATTATTATATAGGAGGACGTCCTATTCCAATTCAACGCGGAGAATATAATAATCCTGGTAAAGCTAAGTTATTATACAATGGACGTAATTTCTTTTCACGTCACACACGTCCTAGATCAATAGTAACTAAAGGAGATGCGTTTCAAAAATCTGTTAATATTGTAAAATATCGTGCAGAAGAAAGTTTGTTAAAGTCTCTTGATAAGATTATTCTTTTTCCTCTTGGTTTAATTCCTAAAAAAGAAGGATGGGATGAAGATAAGTTAATGTATTATGTAAGAGCATTTAGTTTCTTGTTTTTTGATGATACAAGATCAAACGCTTCTGCAATGGTTCAAGCTTTAAAGGAACTCGACCTTAGTATGAGTGAGCATATTACTCGTTCTTTTGAGCTAGTTGCAGCAATTAAAGCAGAGTACGATGAGTTATGTGGTATTAATCGTCAACGTAAGGGAAACTTTATGGCTAGTGACGGAAAAGCCACAAGTCAATTTGCTCTACAAACAGGTTATGTAGTTAGTGAAGAACTGTTCTTACAATTTGAAGAACTGGAACAGAGAGCATATACCGGATTAATTGAACTATCTAAATTTGCTTTTAGTGATGGTATTTATGCACAGTATATGCGTCCAGATGGCGCTAAAGCAATTTTAGATTTACTTAATCCTTCTACTTACGTAAATACAGATTTTGGAGTATTTGTACGTAACGGAGGAGAAGAATTAGAGAAACTTAATTTAATGAAAGAACAAATACATCCACTAGTACAGAATGGTGGTGATGCTAAATCTATTGCTAAATTAATTGACAGTAATAATTTTGCAGCTATTCATGAAATAATGGATGAGATGGATGTAAAGTTAGAACAACGTCAAGCAAGACAAGATCAGTTACAGAAGTATATGACTGATATGGAAGCTAAGACAAAACAAGATCAATTAGATTTTCAATATTATGATGCAGATTTAAAGGCACTTACAGATACTCAAGTTGCTCTTATTCAACAAGGAATGAAAATCGCGGAGAATCTTTCTTCTTTAGAAGCTGATCCAAATGCTGATAAAGAAAAAATTGATATGACAAAAATAGAGTTAGAAAAAAATGCGATTGAAATGATGAAGAACGCAACTAAGTTAAGAGAAATTGCTTCAAAAGAACGTATGAATAAACTAGATAATGAAACAAAACTAAAGAATAAAACATCAGGGGAATAAGATATAGTGATATAGCATTTTCTCCATGATTGAAAAGTCTATTATATATAGACTTTTCGGATTTTAAATAATAAAATATAACCACTAATTTTAACACAAATGGCAGAAGGAATAGGAGATTTAGCAGCACTAGTAGCAAAAATGCCTGGTGCTGGAAATGCAGAACCAGTTAAGTCTAATGATGGTAATCTATCAGAAGCAGAAAAACTGGCTCTTGCAGAAAAAGAAATTGCAGACCGTAAGGCTAAAGAAGCAACGGCTGCGGCTGCTCCTTCAAAAGGTAGTGAAGGTCAAAATGAACCTGCAGAACCTACAGAAGAAGAAGTACAAGCTAAGTTAGATGAACTTAGTAAAAAAGAAGAAAAAGATATTACAGATGAAGAAAAGGAGTTTCTTCAAAAATATACTTCACCTGAATTAGATGAAATTACTAGTTTAAAAGCCGAATATGAACAAAATTATGGTATTAAACTAGAAGAGAAGTATGATAATAGTCCTGAAGGTTTAAAGAAGTTAACAAATGATTTAGTACCTAAGCTTGCAGAAATGATGTTTATGGAATCACTAAAAACGGTTCCTTATATGGAAGATTTCTATAAGCACATCGCTTCTCAAAAGAGTATTGAATCATTTTTAGCTAAGAACACAAAACCTGTATTTGAAACTATTGCATTAGAAGAAGTTGTTGAAACTGATACTGATGAAATAAAAGATAAGAAAAATGCAGCGTATAAATCTTTGATTGAACTTAATTTCAAGAATAAAGGAATTTCAGAAGCAGATACCGCAATATTTGTAGATTTATATAAAGCTAAAGGAGAATTATATAATAAAGCTAAAGAAGCAAAAACAGAACTAACTGCAAAACATAAGGAAGCTATTGATGCTCAATTAAAAGCAGAAGAAGCAAGAATTG